GTTCCGGTAGCTCTTACGAGCGGTACGACTCGATCGCGTACACCTTGTCTTCGTCAATCCGGGTTGCGCCGGCCGTCATGTAGATATACGCTTGCCACGGAAGCCCTTGGATGTCCTTCCGCTGCGAGATGTCCGACGTGATCTCGTTCCACATGCCGAGGTGCATTCCAGACTTGACCCACACCGGGATCGTCACTTCGTTCGTCCCTGCGAGCACACTTTCTGCCAGTTCGCAGTAGATGAAGTTGATGCCGAGGAACCGAACTAAACGCCCATCCTGCATCACCGGCGCATCCCCGTTGAACTCGCGGGAGGTGATTTCCGCCTCACGCATCAGCGCCGATTCATCTTTCGCCGTCAGGATGCAGTAGATTTGCTCCCGCTCGAAATCGACGTGCTTCGCCCGCATGAGCTCTTTAACCGACAACAGCTTTTCGACGTTGAGCCGGCTATTCGCCCCGCCCACCGCGACGTCCACCTCGTTTGCCGAGGTGAAGGAAGTCGTCGCGGCCCCCGATACCCCGGTTTTCGCATCCGCAAAGAAGCTGTTGAGGATGTGCTTATCCATGCGACGGCCCGCGGCGAGGACGCCGTTTTCGACCATCTTGGATTCCGGATCAGTGAGCAATCGAAGTTTGTCGAATTTGTCGATCATCTGCGGGAGATCGGAATCGATTGGGAAGACCCACCGGCGATCGGTAGCCGCGTCGACCCGGCCCATCGGCGCGAATCGCTGCGTCACGTCCTGCATTTCGACCGAGCCCATGAAATCGACGGGGGACGCCTGATCTCCGGTATACGACCCCTCGGTCACGTACGGGCGAAGCAAGCTCCCCATCGCCTGGAGCTTTAATTGAATGTTGGTGGAATACTGACGAGCGTACCAGTTTGGAAGATTGACCGACATAAGCACCTCCACAAAGCAAAGAAAAAGTTGTCTTTATCGTTGCGAAGGGCTTCCCACCGTATTCCGGTGGACTCTTCTACCGTTTTACTCCCGTGTCGGAGCTCGGTCTTACCCGAGTGTAGAGGGCCGATGTGTTCGGTTCCCCTCGATTGTGTTCTTTATACTACACGCCTTTTGTACTGTGTCAATAGGAGCACACAAAGAAAAACGCTCCCTGCTCATAACAGGGAGCGTTTCGAGGGAAAAGCGGGTCGGAGGGCTAGCCTCGGCCCTGCCCTTCCACTGCGCCAGGGTAGGCGATCTGGTGCAAGCGTTCCATCTCTGCGCGGGCTTGCCCGCGTACGACGGGATCTTTGCTGTTGAACTTTTCTACGAAGGTGCGATCGGTGCGGTTCGCTTCGATCTTCGCGATCGCCATTTGCGGATTCATCGCATCGAAACCCGAGCCCCCGCCTTTGTCACCGGCCACGAAGGACCCTTCCACCGCAATTTTGGATCCAATGTTGTGTAGGAACTTCATCGCCGCACGCGGCCCCATGGCCTGCTTGAGTGCCAATACCTGTTCTTTGGTCATGCCGAAACTCTCGGCCGCTTTATCCACGGTATCGTTGTTCTTCGCGTAGTCCGCGCCCCACTCGGTTTGGAGTTGGGTCATCTCGGCTGCGTGCGCGGTCTTGGCCGCTTCTGTGGCCTGCTTCGTCTGTTCAGCAATAAAGGCGTTGTGTTTCTCCGCGATCTTTTGCACTTGCCCCTGCGACAATCCGGCTTCATGAAAAATCGGCGCGATAACCTTCGCGAACTCTCCGGAATCCCCTTCGGGGAGCGGGATCTTGTAATCGGTTGCGGCTTTCGGACGACCGAGACGGTCATAGACCGCGCCCCATGATTCCACGGGGTCGTTGGCCCCTGGCAGTTTGAGAATCCTTTCGGGCGGGACACCCGTAAGTTTTTCCAGATTTCTATAAGACGACAGAACATCGGGGATTCCTTTCCATTGCCGATCGTTCACGAGCGCCATGGCGTCGTTGTCGAGCCCCTGTTTGGACCAATCGAATGCCGCCGCGCCGTCGCCGCTGCCGCTGCCAGCGGCGGGAGGTTGACCGGACGCTCCCGCCGCGGCTGCGGCTGCGGACGGCTCAGGGGTAGCACCCGTGCCGCCCGGAGCGCCCTCTGGTGATCGATACAACCCTTTCTGTCGGTCAAACATGCGTCACTCTCCCTTGTGATACAGCTTCCACAATTGGTCGTCGGAAAGCTGTAGATGTTGTTGAATACGCAACCACACTTCGCGCCGGCCTTCCATGATGCACGAGGCGCGGTCGTTCGCACTCGCCGTCGTCTCATGGGCGCGACAAAACTTCGCGAGGTCTTCGAGCACCAGCACGTTGTCTCGGTCTTCTGGTACGAACGTGCGTTGATAGGCGAGCTTCCGGAACCCTAAAAACTCTTTCACTCGATTGATGATGTCCGATGTTTTCACGCGCGTGCGCCTTGCATCATCGGCTTGACGAGCGACGAGATCGCCGGCGCCGCGTCCACCATCTGTTGCTGTTGTGCGGCTTGGGCTTGCTGCTGGCGCATCTGGAGCACCGCGTCGAGGGTTTTGATCCAGCGCGTCGGCACCGCTTGACCCGCGGCAATCTCGGGCATCGCCGCATCCCAATCCAGAAAGTCCAGCGGCCTCTTGTCGCCGGTGATCTGCACATAATCACGGGACCAATCGACGAGTCGAAAGAACCCCGAAATGCCTTCCGCCTTCTGTGCGCGAGACAGGGGCGAATCGTATTCAACGACGAACTCGCCCGCGGCTTGCCGCAGGATGTCAGGCATCGGCGAAATAAGTTGTTGTTGCATCATCAAGTCGACTTCGCGCTCGATCATGGGCCCGATATATTCAGATAGCTGGCGACCCATCGTGGGGGAGAGCAACGCGCCTTTTTCACGCGTCCGCTCGATCACCTCCGTCGCCGTCATCTCGGGGGTTTCGGTTAAGATCTGGAAGAGGGTCACGAGGAACGCATCGTTGATGACCATGCGTTCATCGTCCATGAGCTCTTTGCCGATGGCGATGTTGCCGGTTGGCAAGGTGTGAACGAGTGGTCGGCCTTCGGCGGATACCCCGCCATAGTTGAGAGCGCCGCCACGCATTGAGAAATTATCCAGTACCCCGTCATCGTGAGCCAACAACACAGGATCCACCACACGATGGCCCTGCTTAAGCACCGTTTTCTTTTCTTCATTCAGCACCTTTAACGATGGAAGTACTAACATCGCCGGGGATCGTCCATTGATCTCGCCTGGTGCGACTACATATCGACTAATCGCGTACGGGAAACTCTCGAACCCTTCGTCGAGCAAATACGCCGCTTGTTCCAGCGCCACATATTCAGACCGATAGGGCTGGCCTTTGGCATCCAATCGGTTCGAGTCGTAATCCTCTCTCGGCGTCACGTAGTGGAAGAAGAGAAAGGTGTCGTCGTACTTTTTCGCGTCGTTCGCGGCTTGGATGATTTTCTCAGGGAGCGCGGCGCTTCCGAACTTCTGCGCGGCTTGTCGCGCCGTTAATGGGAAGCGGCGGATCACCGTATCGATGATACCTTGGTGATTCTCACAAAACCGCACCTCGCCCAAGTGGACGGCTCGATACCGAAGCCCTTTCCCATAGCGCGGCTGGAGCTTATCGATAAACGTACAGCCGGTCCCGAAGGCGCCGAGCGCCATGTAGTTTTCGTGTTGCTGGCTGGCGAAGTTGGCCGATGGTGCGTACCGATACTTAAAAAGCATCTGCGTCAATTCGTCGAACCACAATTGCACGTTGCGGCGTTTCTTGAGCGCGGGGTCCGACGGCTGGAGACTATGCCACTGGGAATTTCGCGGCGTCAGCATCGACTCCATCGCGGCCGCAAAGCGCGTGAGCGCCAGCGCGCCCGTCGCGTCGTACATTTCTTCACTGTGCAATTGAAACGGTTTCGTGATCCCGCCCGCGGCGGGGCCGGATGAAAAGGACCCGGCATAATTGGGGAGGATGCGCCGCGCGATTTCCTCACACACCGAATCGAGCGAGCCGCGGGCCGCACCCGCGCTATCCCATCGCTTGATGATGTTGCGCCCGCGTTCGTCGTT